AATACAGTTGAATATTTCTGAAAACATAAATACTCAACAATTTACCGCTCGTAATCAGCCCATAAATAATAATATTTTCGGTTTTAATCATATTCGCCAAGTTTGTAATATCCGGCAAAATAACACAATCAAAATTAGCCTGTTGTGATTTAATAAACTCTACTAATAATGTCAACTGCGGCACACCAATTTCAATAACTTTTATCGACGCATGTAAATCATTGTCGTTGGGGAAAATCATTGAAGAAATGTCAAAACCATACGTATCATACGTGGTCAACGGCACAATAGCATTTAACTCACCTTCACGTTTAAACATGTAGGTCACAATTTTTTGGTTATTTTTGCGCAGATTATAATAAAGTGTCTGTATCAATTCGGGTGCGATTCCTTTTTTTCGCACCTCTGGATGAACGCACAAGTTGTCTACATAATACAGCGAAAATGCCGGCACTCCCTTTAAACAAATAATCATCGAACGGACACTAATCGCACCCTTGATAGTATTAATCGAACTGATCGCCGCCCCATTTTGATACAACATTTCCGGTTGTTGATATAAAGTAATATAGGCCGGGTGATTCGCACCGGTCATGTAGCCGATAATATTATTTTTGGTGGGCAAATATTCCACCGAGTCTGAACTTTGCGCAAAACTATGGGCAGCGTAGTAATTCTTGACGAAATTGCAAAACTGGTCTAATAGGAGCGTATTTTTCTCTTCCAAATCAGATAATTTAAATGTTTTAATATTGATATGATTCATGTATTTATTGTTTTCCGTTTCGGGCATGTTTGCTTCGATGATGCCGGGTGGCCTTAACCAGTAGCCTATATTGTAGATATGAAAAACCGGCTGCGTGCGCCAAAAACGTAGTTTTATTTTAATATAGGCGACTAGAAAGATGTATAGTATTATTATGGTGGTTATACCCCTACATCCCCATGTAAATAAACTCATACTATTGGGGGTATAACCCATCTGTTGCACTTGCCCAGACCCCCATGTAAATAAACTCATACAATAAACACACACAATAAACACACACAATAAACTCATTGTTAATCCCCCAAAATTAGCCTACGGGGGTAAGGGGGCAGAGCCCCCAGGGGTGAGGGGGCAGAGCCCCCTAGGTCGGCTTTTGCAATATATAAATATATTGATTCGTATACTGACATTTCAACATGTCTATTTGGGCAGTCAAAATAAAACCGACGCTTTTAGCAATGGCGAGCACAGCGGTTTGCGTTTGCATATAGAATTTATGTTCGTTCTTTCTTACTTTCCCATCTTTCTTATTTTTAAACGTTTCTTGTAGACTGGCATTCGCTTCTTCATCATTGTTTTGGTCAGTATTTATTTCAAACTCGGATTTATAATCAAATCCATTAAATTTCACTACTGTTGACGTGATGCGTTTTTTAGCATATTTTTGCGGCGACACTATACCAAACGGATCACCTGCCGGTAAAATAGGGTCAAAATTATCACGGTCTACTAGATGCACTGCTAAATAGCCTCCCGGTCTCAACCAATGTATACAATTTTCAAAAAACAATCGCTTATTTTTAATATAATAAATTGTAAAGTAAAGACAGGTTATATGTGTAAACGAATTAGCACCAAATATCATCGTCTCCAAAATATCTCCTTGCTTAAATTCTAAATCAGGATAATTTTCTTTGGCCTTGCTTACCATTGCTGGCGAAATGTCTATACCGATGGTTGAATAACCATTGGCTGTAAAGTTGCTCACATGATGCCCCGTGCCCGAGCCAATATCTAAAATACGACTGTTTGTTGTCGGGTGTGTTGTATTAATAATTTGACCAATTTCAAAATCATCTTTCATTTTACTAAAGACTAAATCGTCATATATATTGACATAAAATTTATCATATATCTGATGGCCTTCTACTAGAGTGAATTTTTCTTCGCTGATGCCGACTGTGCCTGTGCCTGTGCCTGCTTCGCTTGTGCCCGTAAAACCCTCTACCATATTATTATTATTATTATTAGCAACCAAAGTAATGATAAATAGTATAGCTACAATATAAAAGACTTTTTGAATTTTACTGGATTTATTAAATAGTTTATAAATATTTTTTAACATAACTTTCAATCCCATTGTGTATATGTATTATACTTATTTTTATTGTATATAAAACTAATATATGAACGATACTGAAATAAATGATGTAAGAAGTTCATCTGAATTTAAAGGTATTACCTTTTCTAAATTTCAAAAAATCAAGGTAAAAACCGAATTAATTACGTGCTTACTAGCTGCTAAAGTAGAACCAGCCTGCTATTGGGCGGGCGAACTCATTTGCGCGGGTCATTTTATTGACTTGTGGGAAACCATAATATTATATGTGAGCAGATATATTCATTTAGGTAATCCTAAATTACCCATCTATATTGATATGCGATTCGGCAATTTTAAAGAAATTATGGCTAGCGGGTACAGCGGGAATGAACTCAGTTTAAGAAATAATCCAAAAATAAGGCATCTCTTTGCTGAAGTGATAAGTATCCTTTGCCATTCTAAAAAAAAACATAGTTTAGTATCTATTAAAATTCAAAAAAAAGAAGAGTTTAATATGACGTTTATGGCGTCACGCCTCAAAGCACCGTCTATCGATTTTGCTCATGGTGTTTTTAGACAAGACGACCCTAAAGAATTATATATTGCTATCAATGAATTGGCTTATCATATATGCCCTCAATCTAAGAACGTTGTTAGCGCTTGTTACTGGTTAGAATGGATTCTAGAATATGAAACAATATGTAAGCAACAAAAAGAAGTGTGTTTATGCGAAACTCGCTCCTTTGCGCCGGTCCTTGATAAATATAGGAATGATTCTATATGGATTGTGTGGGATGTTATATTGGCGGAAGCTAAGAAAAAGGCCGACCCACTTATTTTAAAAGCGATAAATTCCTTACTGGATATGTTTAGCATTAAATTTACACATGGAGTTAAAAAACGGCGTCGCTATATTATTTATTTTGCGATGGCTCTACTTACTGAACCGGCAGAGTTTAGCATTGATATTATAACTAATAAAAATGAATTGGAAGCGATTGTTAAGAAAATTAATGTGATTTATAAAGATATTAAAAAGAATGAACACTCGCCTCAAACCGACTATTTGTTTACTGGAACGGCCGCAAAACAGTCTTCTTTAGAAAAAACGATTGAGAGATTGGAAAAAATTAATAGTCTCACCACAACCTTTTGAAAAAAGGTTGAACCAAAAACAACCTTTAAAAAAGGTTGCGCCAAATCAACGCAAACTTTCAGAACAATCTTCGGCGTTGATGGTTGTCTATGTTTTGGCGCAACCTTTCTCAAAGGTTGGGGTTTGGCGCAACCTTTTTTTAAAGGTTGTTTATATACTTGAATGGTACCCAACAGAGTATTTATCGTTCCTTATAGAAATCGCCCAACACAAAAAGCGAATTTCATCGAAAAAATGACGACGATTTTAGAAGACGAAGTCTTGACCAATCCATATGAAATATATTTTGCGCATCAATGCGATAATCGTCCTTTTAATAGAGGCGGTGTAAAAAATTGTGGATTTTTAGCCATTAAAAATAAATATCCAAATGATTATAAAAATATTACATTTATTTTTCATGATGTAGACACATATCCAAAAGAAAAAGGTCTACTAAATTATAATACTACTGTTGGTGTAGTGAAACATTTTTATGGTTTTACTTATGCGCTCGGGGGTATGTTTGCTATCAAAGGCTCGGATTTTGAAAAAACACAAGGATTTCCGAATTTTTGGGGCTGGGGGTTGGAGGATAATTTAATAAAAGATCGATGCGTGAAAGCCGGATTGACTATTGACAGAAGTAATTTTTATGTTATTAATGATCCAAAAATAGTACACCATTTTGACGGATTTAACCGATTAATTTCAAAGCGTGACGCTAATGTATATAATCATGAAAATCCAGATAATTTGTATTCTATTAAAAATTTTAAATACACGATTCAAAATGAATTTATAAATATTTCAAATTTTACGTGTGATATGGATCCAAATGAGCAAGAGTTTTATACGTACGATATTAGACGCGGTAGTAAAATTAAAGTACCGCAAGGGTTTAATCGACGTGTTTGGTCGATTAAAAGTATAATAAAGGCAAGATAGGTTATGTATATATATAATCAAAGAATAATAATAATATTTTATATATATTATTATTTTATATATGAATACTGATATTGTTACCGAAAATTCAATATTATCAGCACCAATGACTGCGACACAAGGTATGGGCGCAGGTACAGGTACAGGCACAGGCACAGGCACAGGCACAGGCACAGGCACAAGCGCAGACAGTATAAGCTGGTCTACTCTTTTACGCTATGGTCTTATTCTTTTAATTTTAGCCTTTTTAGGATTAAATATTTTTACTTATTTAGGTAAAACCACTGATTTTATAACAGATACGTTTAGACCTATTTTAGCCTTCTTTGGCTACGGTATTGCTGCAACCGCCAAGCAAACGATTGATATAACAGCCAAAGGGACAAAAGCAATTGTAAATGTGGCTGCTGGTACGGCTACAGGCGGGATTAATGTATTGGAAAATACGTTATCCGGAGGCGGCGGCAGCAGCAGCAAAATAAACATGCCTATCCCGGATGACTACAGTAAAGCAAAATCTAAATCGGGGTTTTGTTATATAGGCGAAGATAGAGGGTTTCGCAGTTGTATTAATGTTGGTGAAGGCGATACATGTATGTCGGGAGATATTTTTCCGACGATGGATAGGTGTATTAATCCGAATCTCCGCTAGGGGGCAAGCCCCCTGAACCCCCATTTGGGCTCTGCCCCTACAACCCCGTATAAGAGGGGGCAAGCCCCCTGAACCCCCATTTGGGCTCTGCTCCTACAACCCCGTATAAGAGGGGGCAAGCCCCCCTGACCCCCACTAAGGGTAAGCCCCCGACCGCCAGCGTAGCAGACGGAATTGCCCCGTGCCGCCCTGCCCCCGACCGCAAGCGCAAGCGTAGCAGGCTGAATTGCAATATACTTTATTATTATGTTTTATTATATTAAGACATAATGGCTCACCGTTTAATTTTTACCAACAATAAACCAGCGAATTTAAACGGAAAATATGTCGTTGGTAGTGGTGTAGGCAGTCGTAATCGGTCTGTTCAAAGAGCTTTACAAAAAAGAGCAAGTAATAACGCACAGGGACAACCGTGTTGTATTGGGCAAGAACAAGCGCAAAGTTGTGTTCAAACAACGTGTGATGGAGGGACATTTTCAAATAATACAAATCTGGAAAGTTTAAGAGGTTGTACAGATATAGTTGGTGATGTTATTCTAACAGGTTTTTCTGGTCAAATAGATTTTACAGTTTTTGATTGTCTACAAACTATTAGCGGCAATTTGGATATCAATGCTAATCCCACACTACTGTATATATCGGGTTTCGCCAATCTAAAAACTATTAGCGGCAATTTTAATATCCAATTAAATCTCGCACTACTCGATATATCAGGTTTCGCCAATCTAAAAACTATTGGCGGCTATTTTAATATCTCTGAGAACACTAATCTAGCCAATATACCGAGTTTTGGAAGTCTTACCAGTATTATTGGCGGCAATTTTAATATCGATAATAATCCCGCACTACTGGGTATATCGGGTTTCGCTAATCTACAAACTATTGGCGACAATTTTGATATCGTTAGTAACGACCTATTAGCCAATATATCGGGTTTTGGAAGTCTTACCAGTATTGGCGGCAATTTTGTTATCCAATCAAATCTCGCACTACACGATATATTAGGTTTCGCCAATCTAAAAACTATTGGCGGTTATTTTAATATCGCTGGTAACAATAATCTAGCCACTATAACAAGTTTTACCAGTCTTAACAGTATTGGCGACTTTTTTCAAATCCAACTTAATCCCGCACTATCCCTGGGTATATCGAGTTTCGCCAATCTACAAACTATCGGCGGTTATTTTAATATCGATAATAACGATTTAT